TCACCCGCAGCAAAAGCCGTTGTCGGCAGCAGCGTCAGCACCATGCAGCACAGCAGCAGGATGCTGAGGATTCGTTTCTTCATTGGCTTTTCTCCTCCTTTTCGTGTCGGGCGGGCTTGCCCGTCCCGCCTTTACTCTGAGTTTCTCTGTTTCTGAGCCGGAAGCACAGCGCGGTGATGACCACCGCCGCTGCAAAGGAGACGACGGACACCAGCACATAGCCCCCCGCGTCCTCCCGCAGCAGCATTGCGCCGAACACGCCCCATGCCTCAGGTTGACCCGGAGCGACGACCGTGCCTGCCGTCTGCGTCAAGACCGCGAACAGCAGCATACACGCGGCGCTCAGTCCATAGATGCCGCGCCGCTGCCTCCGGCGGGTGTTTTCCCGCACCCGCTGCTTGACGAGCGTGACCCGTCTTGCGGTATCGTACATATCGTTTGAACCCCCTTTCCGGTTTGTCTGGAAATGTGATAAAAAACCTTTCACTTATATAGGTACAAAAAATCGGAAAAACTCTCACCCAAAACGCAAAATTTTTCAAAAAAATTTGAGAGCCGCCAAAAAGCAGCTCTCAGGGGGTGGATATTCGGTTAAGGCACAGAAGAAAAATGCTGTCCGGTATGAGAAAAGCAGCACACCCGATTGTCTAAAACCGGATGTGCTGCAATTACAGCGCCGCATATCTTATTCAAACATGGCTTCCAGATAACCGCAAAGGGCGGAGGACAGTCTGTTGATGGCAGCTGAGATTGCGGAGTATATCAGTAACATACGCAGCCTGCTCAAGGTGCTTTTTGTTGAGGTGAGGTCACACCTCGTCCTTTTTCCTCTGCCCCAAAAGCCAGGCTGTCATGTCCCGCAAGGTCTCCTCCAGCGGGCGCGGATGATACGCAAAGCATTCCGATGCTGCAGCATGACTGAATTGCCCGTTTGAGGCAAGAACAGCAACGGAATAAGGGGTGAAAAACAGCGGCTTTCGCTCCTTCGTGCTTCGACGTTCATAGTATGGAGCCGCCAGCTTTGCAAGCCCCAGTGGCAGGCAGATGGGGCGATACTTCAGCTTCGCAGTCTTTCCCACGAGCTGAAGCATCTTGCGAATGGTGACATAGTGGCCGGACAAAATGTATCCTTTGCCGGGCTCTCCGTTTTCGGAACAGGCGAGAATGCCTTTTGCCACATCCCGCACATCCACGAAGTCATATCCGCCGCAAACGGCAAAGGGCAGCTTTCTGGAAAGAAACGATTTCGCCATTGAGGTGAAGCTCCCTCCCTGTATATCGCCCGGCCCGATGATACCGGAGGGGAAGACAATGCTGGCATTCAGCCCGCGCTCTGCCGCATTGAAGACAAGCTCTGTTGCGGTTGCCTTGCTCTTGGCGTAATCTCCGTCCACAAGCCCCGGGGAGAATTCGCAATCCTCCGTAATGATGCAGCCCTTTGGCTTTTCCGGTATGGCATGGACGGAACTGACATAGACCATTTTGCCCACATTACGCTCCATACATTGCCGGAGAACGCTCCATGTCCCACCTACATTGACCTGATAGAGCTTCGAACCGGGTCTGGACGCGACAGAGACGATACCGGCGCAGTGAATCACACAGGTACGGCTGTCCGCATCCGCGAAAAAGTCTGTCAGTGAGTTTTTCACACACACATCACCGATGACGGTGTGGACTTCTTTGGGGAGCAAATTGATATAGGGGTCATCATGCAGCACAAGCGCATGCACTCGTGCGCCGCGGCGTACCAGCGCTTCTACAACAGCTCTGCCAAGGAAGCCGGTAGCGCCTGTAACAAGATATTTATCATACATTAAAAAAGCCTCCTCAAATAAGCATACAAGTGTTGATTATCTTTCACAAGTACAGTATACTTGAGGGGAACGGCAGAAACAATCAGCACTTGCCATACGACCGAAAGAAAAGCAACACTTTCTGTCAAAGCGTTGCTTTTCTTTGTAAACTTTTTTTGGAGGAGCTCTATATGGAGAAGATGGATGCAAGGAAACGCTATACGCAAATGGTGCTCAAGCAGTCTTTTCTGAAGCTGCTGAAGGAAAAACCTGTAAACAGAATTACGGTGAAGGAGGTTTGCGCGCTGGCGCAGCTTAACCGTGCCACCTTCTATGCCCATTACAGCGATTGCTTTGCCCTGATGGAGAGCATTGAGAATGAACTCATCGATACATTTGAGAAATCCCTTCGCTATGTCAATTCGTTTGATGTGACGGCTCTGATCGAAGCCATCTACGATATGGTCGATCAGAATCAGGCGGCGTGTCGAATTCTAATTCTGGGGAATACAAACGCAACCGTCCTTATGCGGATGATTGCCCTGGCCAAGGCGGACAGCATTGCTTACTGGCGGAAAGAACTGCCCGGAGCCAGTGAGACAGAGCTGGAAATGATGTATACCCATCTGTCAAACGGTTTGATGCATGTCGTCGTGGAGGGCTATGACAAGTACAGCAAAGAGGAAATGGTCCGTTTTGTCAACCGGGTAGTAAAAGCCAGTCTTTCGCTGTTCCAATCGCCCCAAAGACCTCTTGCTTAACATAGGCCTTATGCTTGCGTGGTATAATAAGCTTTGCAAAACGGTCGATGGTCAAAGGAAAGAATGGAGAAAATCAGTCATATTTTATGAAAAAATGAGCATAAGAAAACCCCGGAAAATGCGGATTTTCCGGGGTTTTTGAGCTTTTGAGCTGTGAATTTGCGTCCGATTATCGCTTGGAGAACTGAGGTGCGCGACGGGCGGCCTTCAGACCGTACTTCTTACGCTCACTTGGCAGAAACCCTTGTATTTGCAACGACTTGCGGGTTTGACGAATGAAATTTGTCGTCGATTTTGTCTTTTAAGGTGTGCGTATGGTGCCTGCGGGGGATAGTTATGTGGTAGGATCGGACGGGAAAACCTCATTGATCTGCTTTGCAGACTCTGTCCGTTTTTCTGCGCTCTTGGCCTGTGCGTAGATTTTGAGGGTAACATCGGGATTCTTGTGCCCGGCATAATCCATTACCGTGCGAACATCGACCCCACTATAAATCAGGTTTGTGATATAGGTCTTTCGAAGCATGTGTGTTTTAACCGGGAAGTCAATGATATAGCGTACATTGGGATTGTGGGCAGCAGTCCGGCCTGCTTCCCGATTGACGGAATGAGACTTCTTTCCATGCTGTTTATAGCGGATATATTCGTCCGGTCCAACGCTGCGTCGCTTTATCTTTCGCCACATATTCCGGAACTGAGTCTCACTCAAGGGAAGGCCACTACTATTACAAATAACGAAATCAGAGACAATGCTCTTTTTGATTTCTTTCAAATGATTGAAAAGGGGCGCTGGAATAGGTATATTACGGTGGCCGGCTGCGGTCTTGGTCACATTGGAAATCTCCGGACGATTGTGGCAGAAAATACATGTACGCGTAACCTCGATCTGCGGAGTGTCCGCATTGAGATCAACGCAGTCCCATTGGAGTGCCAGAGATTCCTCGCGCCGCAGTCCGGCATAAAGTCCCAGCCTAACGAACGTTTCTAAAGGATAGATATCTTTGACCGCAGCGAGTAGCGTGGAAACTCGCGCATCCGTCAAGTATTCCTCCCCTGTATCCTCTTTTTCATGCCTTACGCGTTTAAAGGTATACTTTGTCGTTGGGTCAACCTGGATCAAATCACAGGTGAGGGCATCGGCAAAAATCTGTTTGATTAGCATAGAAGCCTTGCGATAAACGGACGCGGACTGCGCCTCTGCTACAGCCATAGCCTTCTTTATATCTTCGCCGGTGATGTCGATCAATCGCTTGTCACCAAGCACAGGGATGAAGTGTGTGCGGATGATCTGTTCATAATTGTTATAGGTGTTCCGCTTTAGGTCAGCGGACTTATCCGACAGCCACTCCGTTGCGCGTTCGCTGAAAGTTGGGAATTCCTTAATTTTGCGGCGAAGACGAATCTCGGCCTCCCGCTTTTTTACCTTCTCGTCGCGCTCTGCAATTGTTCTACCATAGACAGTGATATACTTTCCGCGTTCATCGCGAATGCTTTTATAATAGAAGCAAAATATCCCGTAATTACTGGCTTTTTGAGCCAAAGTGTAGGAATAATGCAGAAATAACCTACACGCAACGGCTTCAAATTGCATCTTATTTCCCATAAACCACGGTCGAAGTGATGTCCTTCCCATCTGCGGAAAAGACCTTTGTAAGACGGGCAAGCTCCTTACCAGCAGCATCCGTAAGAACCGCTTCCATGTTAAGCATGTTATTCGAAAACTTCTTAACAAGCTTCTGTCCTTTAGAGTCGGTAGTAATAATCGTGCTGCTATTGTCAGAAAAAGACCTCACAGTACGACCAAGTTCATTCCCGTCCGGATCAGTTAGAACCGTGATACAGGTCAAAAAGTCATTTGAAAAAGTCTTAACCAGTGTTCGACCCTGTGAATCGATTGTGCTGATGATTGTACCATCGTCCGAAAAATGTTTATAGCCATCCGTTAAACCGGCTGTAAGAATTCGGTCAATTTCATCGTAATCATCGCCAATAAACTCACCGGTAATCATTGTACCATCGGCTTGATGAGCTGTAAATCCCTTTTTAAGAGTTTCTTTGCTGACGGTATCGGCGGTCAGATCGATTAGTGTCCGGCGATTGTAAACGACCTTATTTACAGCCATTTACTCTCACCCCGCAATCGTTACCGTCACTCCTCCAGCAGGATTATCTGCTTCCACATAAGGAATAGCTTCAACTTCTACCTGAGACAAACAGTTATACTCTGTATCAGGCAGAATCGTCTGCTTCGCGGTGGACGGTGTAACTGTCTTAGCCTGTGGTTTCATGTTTTCCGAGCCGGACATTGTACCCTCAACGCCGAGGATAGTTACGCCCTCTCGAATATTGTTGGCAATCAGCTTGCCTTTTTCAGTTGCGTCGATTCCCACTTTACCGCTGCCATCGTGGAAACCCTGAGGAATTGTAACTTCCTCGTCTCTGGTGGTGATCTTCTTAGTAACGGCACCATTGTTTTTCATTGTGCCAGTTAGTTTATTGCCACTTACATACGCAGTCTTTCCAAACAAGATTTCAGCAGCGACAGCGGTGGCATCCGTAGAATCAACATCAAATGTGCAAGCACCTTCAATTTGAGCTCCACTCTTGTCGTGAGCTTTAGATCCTTTGAGAAGTTTACTGGGGTCTACGGTGTCGCCAGTAAGGTCGATGAGAACACGACCGCCATAAATAACCTTATTAACGTTTTGGTTAGGCATTTTGATTAACCTCCTCTGCAATATAAACCGTAACCCCATCATAGTTGTTACTGGTTTCGAAATATGGGACTTTTTGAACAACAATATCTTTCTTAAGCACTTTATTGGCTGTTGGCAAGACCTGAGTGTTAAAAGCGTTCGGCACCACTTCATATTCTCCAGAATAAGCATTAAAATCTATCACAGCAGACAGCTTGCCAGACAAACTTCCAAAGCAAGTTAATTTACCAGATAATGTGCATAGTCCAGAGATATGACCAGTAAGGCACTCAAACGCTTTTATGCTACTCATGTCAATGCACCTCTTCCGTTAGCTTAAGAATTGCTTTTGTGATGAAAGTATCAACTTCTCCTGTGGCCTTCGTTAATTCAATGTCGTAGACGAACTTTCCGAAGGGAAGATGTTTTGTATCTTCCGGATTGAGGGTCAAGATCATCGTGTCAATCGGAATCTCCTTGATAAGAAGAGGAGTTTCATCATTATAGTCATTCTTCATGGCAAATCGAATACGATCACCATTCATGGGAATATACTGATTGTCATTTAGATCAGTAATCGTAATAAGCGCCGAAAAAGTATCACCCCGAGTCAAAGTAATCATTGTGCCAGAAACAGAATAACTCATAATCTCACCTCCAATTCAAGCATTGTAAGTTGATTTATGAATCGCAAGTTGGTCGACTTCTGTCATGATTCGCTTAGCCGAACCGTTACCGCCTAATTTTTCATAAGGCTTGTACAAGTATTCGTACAGATTTTCATACTCGTCCTGTGTAATGTAGCCCCTCTCGATGTAGGACATACCGAGATAGATAATGCGATCATGAGCCAAACCAATGAGCATTTGCGTTTCAAGATTGTTGTGCTTATTCTCAGCAGCTTTTCGTTTGCTTCGCTCTTGGATATATGCCCAAAATCCAGAAGAAGCAAGTATCGTCCCCAAAATGGTTAATAGCGTTTGCAGCCAGGGTTCCATTTCCATGTATCATCCTCCTTGAAGTCATAAATGAATTAAGAAGCTTGTAGGAAATATCACCCCAAACCTCTTTTAATTAGGCGAGGGAGCCCACCGCAAAGTAGACTCCCTGCCAATTTCGGTTAATCCACAGGATTACCATTTTCGTCAAGACCGAGAGCTTCCAGATCAGCCTTGACAGCAGCCTTGAACTTCGCCGGAACCTGATTAAAGGTCCGACGACCTGCGATGATGAGTGCGACATACAGTGCTACCATGTTGTTACCTCCTATCAAAATTTTGGATAAAATATAAAACATGGTTACTCCTCCTCAGCGATAAGATCGCCGTTGGTATCGTAGCCATATTCTAACAATTTTGCCTCGACATCTGCCTTAAATTTTTCAGGCACCTGGTCGAAGGTTCTACGCTTATTGATGATAAGCGTGGCGTAAAGATTGACCATTTTTGCTACCTCCTCATTCAGGAATCATTGCTGCGACGGCATCGTACAGATCAGCAATTGCTTCCATGATAGCAAGCTGCTGGGAATCTCCAGTTTCCTGACCTGCCATGATCTGAACAATGTTGTCCGAATCATTTGTACCTTTAATGGCGTTTTCAGCCATAAGCAGATTGGTGTATTCATTGAACTCCTGAGGGGTCAACGCCGCTTCCTGATAAGTCCAGTAAGTGGTTTTATCGCCCTGTTCTGAAGTTCGTACAATACTCGTAATGTCCTTGCGGAGATATACGGTTCCAACAGTAACCTCAAGTGCAGTCGGTTGGACTGTGCTCTCGGCATATTTGTAATTTAACTCCATGCGACTTTCCTCCTTTCGCAGTGTAAAGACTGACGAGTTTTTGATATACCCGCTTCTCATCGTATTTGTCATATCGTGAAACCTTTCGCTTCAATTGCTGAAAGCTGACACATGGTTTTATCCACTTCTGATACATCAAATAGGTATCGGTGCAGTCGATCCACCCAAGATAAGACAACATTTGACGAGCATCAAGTATGGTTGCTTTCTCCTTTTTGGAGATTTTGCGAGCTTTTCTCGTGGCCTTGTACATAATGGATTTTCGAAGAATCGTTCGATTACGATAAAAGCGAAAGCCCATGAAGTCCAGGTCACGCCCCTGGTTGTTGCCATAGGAAAAGCGAAAGACTTGCCAATTCGCTTTAAGTTCTAAACCAAGCTCCATTTCCAAATAATCGGAAATTGCTTGTCTCATGCGGTGCAAAACCCTCTTGTTGCTTCCGAAAATGACCATATCGTCCATGTAGCGCATATAGTGCACGGCACAGAGCTGCTCCTTGATGAAATGATCTAAACCCTGCAAATACCAGTTGGAAAGCCATTGAGAAGTATAAAAGCCAAGTGGAATACCAACCTCTGTAACATCGATAATGCGGAATAATAGCTCCAACATCTTCTCGTCATGAATGGTCTTCTTCAACTTGGCTTTCAAACGATCGTGTGGGATGGAATCAAAGAAATGGCGAATATCCATTTTGAGGACATACTTACAATTCTTCGGGTCAGTCCTGATCCACTTCTCAATTACCTGCTTTCCTTTATGGGCACCTCTGCCCGGAAGACTGGCATAGCTGTGTTCATACATTCCCTTGCAGAACATCGGCTTCATGGCATTTACGATGCAATGCTGAACAAGCAGCTCTTCCATCGTAGGGACAATAATAGTGCGCTCCTTGCGAGTAATCCCATCATAAATGTAAACCGGCACATGCTCGGCGTTTTCGTAGTTGACTATCCAGTCTAAGGATTGTTCAACTGCGGCATCGTCAGACATGTGCCGGTGTTTCATGATTTTACGGAATCTCTTGCTGTGCTTTGCTTGAGACAGAGCGTACCGTCGGTTCGTTTCGGATATTGTTTTTTCGTACAAGTGGTTATAGGATTTCATGTTCTCTCTTATCCTCTCATCCGCTTTCGACTTATTCTCAGCTACTCACAGATGCTTGCACCGAGTTAATTTTCACCAAGTGGTGAGGAAGAGATGCGGATATCTCTTGCCATTTTGAAATGGCGGCATACACTGCATTAAGGAGAGCTTCTTATGGATAAGATAGAGCCGCGCCATTGTTCGAGTTCGAATTGGACGCCGTATTGTTCAGATTAGCGTAGAAAGGACCGACCATAAGGTCATTGTTCCAGTTGCCGCCGACATACGCGCTGGGCGCAGTGTATACCCCTAATATTTAATTGTTTTCGTTTACCCGGCGAACCTAAGGTTCTCCCGTCCTCTCCTCGCTGCTTACGCAGCAGCAAGCGGTTTACAAGAGAGAGCCGCGCCATAGTTCGAGTTCGAATAGGACGCCGCAGTGTCCAGATGCGCGGAGAAAGGACCGACCAAAAGGTCATTGTACCAGGCGCCGCCGACAAACGCGTAATTGACCTGGCTGTTATTGTACCACATGCCGTCAGCCTCATAAGTGCTGCTGGAACCACTTGCATTAACAGGCAGCCGTCCGAATGCTTCCGTCTTCATGCTGCTGATGTAGCCTCCGGAGCTGCCAGCCGGAGTAGCATTTGCGATCGTCTTATAACCGTTTCCGTCTGTGTTGTAGTCGGTTGCAGTAGAACCATCGTGAGTACCACGAGTCAGCTTGACCTTCTGAGTTCCATTGGCATTGATCCAGCCAGCAGTACGACGCCACAGGTTACCCCAGACATTCTCCATACCGAAGACCTTCACACCGGAAGTCTTGTCATTAGAACCCCAGAACATACCCTTGGAGTTCATCGTACCAGGAGCAATACTATTGGAACTATTGCACCGTCCATAGCCGAATGCAGTCTGGCACTCAGTAGAACGAGCCATCATAACCAGCAGATCCTGGAGCAACAGTCTGTCAGCCAGCACCTCGGTATACCAGTCATTGCCGTTTGCCTTTGCATAGGCGATTTCGTTAGCCGCCGTGGTGTTTACGCTGTTAGTTGCACCGCTGATAGAACGCAGCTTACCGGAAACCAGAGAACCGAAATAGATGGGGGTATAGAAATGATCGATCTGGTTGTTATTGCGGTCATAGTTACACCAGCAATCCCAAGTATCGTCCTGAGGAGTATCGGAGCAGCGGAAATGGTAAACACCATTCGATTCCCAACGCTTTGTATAGATCTTCGGCCATTCCATCATGGCGTTGCCGCCGAAAGAAGTATCCGTAACCTTGGATGTGGTGCCGTTGACCTTCTTGGTATAGTCGTTAGGATTGAGATAGTGATCTACAACACCTGCGTAAGTTAGCATACAGGGGCGCGGCATAAACTTTTCGCCCGGATCAAACGCCCAACCACCATAGTTGAACTTACCAGTGCTGAAATTCATAGCCGCCGGAGTAAACGCTGCATTATCCACATCAGAAGGATAAGTTACTCGTCCTGTGGGGCTGGAAGTCGCTTTCACCAAATCATAACCGAACAGATAATCTCTCTTCTTCGGCGTTACGCTGGTTCTGTTTGCCTCGCTGCGATTATAGGCACCGGTACTGGTGTAAGGGAATGCGGAATAGTAATACACCACTCCGACCGTCACATTAGTATCCGTATAAGTGCCGTTTGCAGTGATGTTCTTGAATAGCTCACCCTCAGTCTCGCTGGTAGGATAACCGGTCGTGCTCCTACGGATAACTGCACCTGCAACGCCACTCGGAAGCTTCGCCGTAATTTCTACCTTAACGGTATCAGACGCTGAGACATACACCGACTTAGCGGAAAACTCCTGCATCGGCTCCGGTTCATTAACGACTACACGGTTAGCCTTGTTTCGGTTATACACACCCTGAGTGGTATAAGGGAATGCTGCATAGTAGTAAGTTCCGGTAGGAGATGCACCACTATCTGCGAAGACAGTGGACGCTTTGATGTTGGCGACCAGATCACCATCGAACTCGTCCTTAGGATAATCGGTTGTCTTCCTCCGGATAATCGCACCTTCCACGGTGCAGAGTGTCTGGTTGTTCACGACCGTGTCGTTAGGAAGTGTTGCTGTGACTTTCACAACGCCACTCTCAACAGCCACGCTGAATGCCAGCATATTGGACGGCTCAATGCCGCCAAAGAAATGTCGGTTTTTACCGAAAATCAGATCTTCTTCTGCCATTTTGATTATTCTCCTTTCGCTTTAAGAATAAGTTACAACGGTGCTGATAAGCTTGCCATCGGAGTCAAAAGTTTTGACGGCTCTCGCCACTTCTGCTCCAGCTGCACTTTTCAGCACATTTGTCATGGTCAGGAATCCATCAGAAAAAGTCTTCGTCAAGGTTCTACCATCGCTCGCAGTCGAAGTGATAACAGTACCATCATCTGAAAACTCCTTGGTTCCGTCTTCGAAGCCAACCAGTAAAATCCGTTTGACCTCTTCCTTGTCGATCTCAAGTTGCAGATTACCGGCGACATCGCCGCTGAGCTGATCTTTCATCTGGTTATACCAGGCAAGGAAATCGGCCTGTTCAGATGCGATCCACTGGTCAAGAACGGTTTGCTCCTGTTGGAGGTCCGCTTTCATTTTATTGAACCAAGCCGTGAAATCGCTTTCCTCCTGAGCAATCCAATCATCGACTTCCTTAGATCGTGCATCAGTAAATCGATCAAGCTCATCCTGCCATTTGCCAAGCAACTCGTCCAGACTGATCGTCTGAAGAATGCCAGTTACAAATGGAGTAGATTCTGTGCCAACCATAGGGGTAATATCAGCTTGGTTAATGACCGCAGTGCCATATTTTCTGTAAATATAACAGAGAGGGTACTGATGGACATTTCCCTCGTTCGTCAAAGTCGGTCTCGACGGTGCGCTGGACGGATTACCTTTGACAAATTTGATAGTGTTATTACGAACTGATTCCATTCCGTTTACTTCCAGAACCACGGCATCAATACGATCAAGAAGCACCTCTGCTTCCGGGGCGGTCATCGGCAGGATGCTGTCATTGACTGTCCATGTATGGTCGAACCAGGCTTTGCCGATACCGACATTCACGGTAAGACCGCCTGCCGCCTTCACAGCAAAAGCGGTTCCGATAGAAGCAAATACACCATCGATGATGAGTCCATCAAAGATAGCTGACATCTGTGCAGCATTGTATTTGCGGTCACCGTTAAGTGAATTGAAAAATCCGCTTGATACGCTCATTCAGTTTCTCCCTCCTTACTTTGAAATAGTTTTGAAGGTCGGATAAATCGACAACCCTTCCTCACTGTTTGAGATGACCAGCTCTGAAATGTAAGCTGATCCCTCATTGCCATATTCATTGGCGATTTGAACGATGTCTCCGATAAAGAAGTCCTCGCCGTATTTGAAAAGTCGAGTAACTTCAACTTCTCCTTCGAATGCAGTGGTTACAATATGATCTGCCAGATTCTTCAAGCCTTTTGTCCGAAGCTGCGCCATATATTCTGCATCGGAAAGAGTCCCGTCCTCAGTATCGGATGAGATGTCACGAGCATCTGTAAAAAGCTCACGCCGATCAAGCCCTGAGGCTGAGCCAACGATAGCAGTTCGCCTTGCTGCCCCTTCACCTTCTCCTGCGACCAGAGTCACATTTCGAAAACTCGCTCTGGATGAATAATAGTTGCTGTTGATGATGTTCTCAAAGTTTGGAGAGAAAACAACATACGGATTTTCTGTCTGCTCATAAGAGCGATCAACACCGGCATACAGACTGAATGCAAACTTGTTTTCATCTGTCAGTACGATCTTGAACCCTATATTGTTTTCCTCACAAAGTCCTTTGACGACATCGTACAGGCAGTCACCTGTGTATTGGTTGTCGATTTTCAGACTTGTGATTTTAGGATCAGTAGAAGGCACGAACACAAAGTTGGAAATCTTTCGATCGGCAATAGACGGAGAAATGATGCATTCGTTTAGCATCGTCTGGATGCCATTTTGAAGATTTCCATTAAAGATTCGCTGTCCCCAGATGATGCGGCGTTCAAGAATAGACTCCAGTGACCTTCCAGTCACGATAAGATGATTTCCTTCTTCTGTGTCGGCATTGATCTTGATGTCCTCAATAATCATACAGTGCTCCGAATCCTTCAGCCACAGATAGTAATCCTCTTTCAAATACTGCAAGAGTTGTGTATCCATAGCGAAGAATATCTCGAAATCTCCATACGAATTATACCGGTCAGTCCATATCATGGATTCATAAGTGTCTATGACGGCTATGGACTCAAAGTCGGTGTTTAAGACCAAAAGTTCCATAGTTATACCCCCTCATAGATTACTTTGTTTTCAATTCTGAACTGAAGATTCGTAACACCGCTGTCAGCAGTAAAGGCGAAAATGTTATCGCCTTTTGCTAAGGTAAACCAGTCGGTATTCTTATCCAAACAGTTCAGGATGTTGTACGAAACGCCTTCACGAATCAGAGTAATGCTCTTATCACCCTTTGAGGTGTTAATGACGATATCATCACTTGCGACGATACCCTTTCCAGTCAGCTTTTGGAGCTTCACAGTATCGATCTTCATGACTTCTCTGGTTTCCGTATTATAGATATTGATGTTGCTTGCTGATCCGATTGCATGGATGTAGATCGTTACGCCAATTTCGGCATCACCATAGTAAGTGATGACACCCTCCGTCTTGATCTGAATTTCGCCAAATACAAGCAAGGGTTCCGTCAGAGACTCGTTTGAGAACGGAAACTCGAACATCGGGTCAATACTGTAGAAATCCGTTACATTATTTCCATCCTCACCGGCTGAATAGAAGAACGGGTCAGGGCAAATAATCGAGATCGATGTTCCTTCCTGTGAGCTGAAAATATTTGGTT